ACCGGCTCCCCTTTTTCATTCAGCTCATTACAGAAAAAATACCGCTCACCGCCCTGTACCGTCAGGTCGATTTCCCAGAGTACCACCCGCGGTGACTGCTCTGATTTAACCGACTCATTCAGGCTTTCTTCGTTGATCTCCTGCATAAACATCCACCCATAAAAAAGGGGCGCAATGCGCCCCTGATAAAATAGTTCAATTAAAAAATCAAAAACGATGAAGGTAATAAAATGAAAATTAAATCAGCTAATAGCTGATCGCAGTGACCAGTGGAAATATAACTTCCACTGATACAGGCCATCTGTGAGGGCAGATGGCCTGTATTTATTTACCAGTAATCATCAGAACTGATAAGTCATACCAACAGCAACGATATCATCCGTTGCAATGCCCGCATCCCTGGTAAACTTATTCTCATCAACCAGATTGATTTTATAATCAACATAGGTGGACATATTTTTATTGAAGTAATATTTCGCACCTACGTCAACATACTTAACCAAATCCTGGTCACCATAGTTTTTACCACCTACAATGACATCCTGAGCACGAGACTGCAGGAATGCCAGAGATGGACGCAGACCGAAATCAAACTGATACTGCAGTACCGCTTCAAAGTTTTGCGCTTTATCTGCAACTCCTTTATCACCAAAGGTCGTCAGATTCTGAGTTTCGGAATATGTTGTAGCCAGGTAAAGGTTGTCAGCATCGTATTTTAGTCCGACTCCCCACATCTCAGCGTGTTTACCTTTTGCAACACTACCGGAATCAACAACGATCTGCTTTTCAGTCACTTTACCGGTTAAAGGATCAGTTTGTTCAATCGTCAGAGTACCATTCAGACCTTTTTCCTGATTATTGGTTCGGTCCGCATTAATATATGCGGCAACGATACCAAAACCTTCATATTCATAACTGGCTGAGAAACCGTGACCATCACCATTAGCTTTCCGGAGATCACCCCGATCATTTTTACCCTGGTACTGTGCCGCAAAATTCAGGCCATCGACAAGCCCAAAGAAATCTGTATTACGATAGGTTAATACCCCGGAAGTACGGGCTGTCATGAAGTTATCGGTCTGGGTCCAGCCATCACCGCCAAACTCTGGTAATACGTCAGTATAAGAACCAACATCGTACGCAATACCATAGTTACGACCATAATCAATGGTGCCAAACTCACCAAACTTCAGACCTGCAAATGCAAGACGGGTTTTATTACCCGCAGCACCCTCTGATTCAGCTTTATTACCAGAGAACTGATATTCCCACTGACCAAAACCAGTCAACTGGTCATTAATCTGAGTTTCACCTTTAAAGCCCAGACGTGCGTATGTCTTATCTCCATCATCCCCCTTATCACTGGAGAAATAATGGAGTGCAGTTGCACGCCCATACACATCAAGTTTATTGCCATCTTTATTGTATACTTCTGCAGCCTGCGCCCCCGCTGCAAAAATTACAGCTGCTGCCACAGCTGAAAGTGCCACTGTCATTTTTTTCATGATTTAATCCTTATTTAAACTGAACTATTCATGCATAGAGATGTCATGAACAAAACTCAAAATATTGTAAATTAAATTACGGGTTCAATTTTTATTTTGTTTCAAAATGTAAAAAAACAACCTTGATAGCACTTTATGTCAAGACAAAACAAAAATAACAAGCAAGCAAATTAATAAACGATGCTTTTAGGTTTTTTCTCAAAAACTTATCTTATTACCTGTTCCATCATACAACTGAAATCGCTGTACCTGGCGTTATCTGTGACGCTCCACTCCCGGCACACCACCCTCACCGTCCGGTTATGTTTCGGTGGTCGCCACAAAAAGGCACGGTAACCACCATGCCACGATAAAAATTCATCCAGCCAGCGCCGGGTTGGTTCATCCGTCACCCGGAACACCGCCTGAAACGTCTTCAGTCTGGCATTAAGTCCCGTCGGTCGGCGCTGTTCATAACCGTCACCAAACCGAACCCTCACCACCGACGGTTTCTCACTCACCTGCATCCCTTCACGCGGGACCAGATGCAGCGTTTTTATCTCAGCCACTCAGCATTCCTCCGTCACGTCGCATGGACAGCATCACCGCCTGCACCCGCTGGTCAATCAGCTGCACAAGACTGCCTGCCGCCTCCGGCCCTATCTGCCCGTTAGCGCCGTCATTCTGAATGGCGATATGGTAGACCGGGGAATACACCAGACCGGCACTGCCGTTCATACTGCCCACCGCGCGTACACCCAGCGAGCCATCCGCCGCCCGGGTCAGGGGCATTATGGCTTCAGGTCCTGCTTCCCCCATCAGCCCGGCCCCTTTTGCAAAGGCAAAGTACGTGGGCGTATCCACAATACTGTTGCTGTACGCGCTCAGGTTTGCCGAGGTATACACGCCGCCTTTTGCATTGGCCACCGCACCGCCCAGCCAGTCACCAATGCTGCCAATAAATCCTCCCGCACCGGACATACCGTTTGCCGCCGTCTTAATTCCGTTGACAATCGCGTCATTCATAAGAACTTTTGATATTTCCTGCAGTACGGATGAGGCCCAGTTGCGCCATTCCACTTTATTCCCGTTCAGCATCTCCGTGATGTTATTCACCATCCCTGAGATACCCTCCGTCGCCAGCTGTGCTGCCTGTGAGGCGTAATCGGACGCATTATCCACCCAGTTACTGAACCCCTCCTGCAGCCCTTTCTGCCAGTCCGCACGCTGCGCATCCGATTCGGCATAAAAGGCTGCCTGGTCCTTAAGGCGTTCGCTCAGATACTGCGCGTTCTGTGCCCGTGCCTGTCTGTAAAAATCCTCACTGATATCCCCGGTCTGATACTGAGACTGAAGGTCCGCATCCTTCTGGCGGAAGCTGTCGCGGATCTGCTGCAACTCCCGCATGCGTTCCCTGGCTCGTTCTCCCTGCCCGTACCCCAGCAGTTCGGCTTCATTTGATGCACGCGCAGCCACATTATCATTCTTCAGGGTCTCTTCCCGGGATCGCAACTGTTCCCGGATTTTTTGCTGGTCAATCAGGGCCGCGTTACGCAGCAGTTCCTGCTTCTGCATCTCCGTCAGGGTTTTCAGTTCGCCCTGCGCAGTCTGGTACTTCAGCTTCGCCAACTCTGTATTCTGACCCGCCAGTGCCAGTTGCTCTTTCTGCTGCTTCAGTAGCCGGGAAAAACTGTCTTCCGCTTTTTCCGTCTCTGATTTTCCACCCCGGGATTTAGGTTTGTTCGCCTCGTTATTACGCCAGGCTTCCAGAGCATTACTGATATAACGCTGTCTCGCCTCCTGATACGAATCCCCCACAAAACCAAGGTCATCCGCCGCATACCCCAGCCGGGCACGCTCTTTTTCCTCCCCCTTCAGTCGGGACAGGGCCAGCTCACGCTCTGTTTTTGTCAGGGCACTCTGCTGTTTATCATCCTGGGTGGCCTGTGGCAGCCGTAACGGCACATTCACCAGTCCCTGCCGCTGCTGAAGCAGTTCATTCCCCAGCCCCAGCAGACGGTTGAATTCCGTATGCTGACCGTTCATAACCAGCATGGACTGGTACACCTTATTCTGCTCTGCCGCCTGCTGACGAATTAACGCCACACGACGGTCTTCCAGCCCGGCAAGCACATCCTGAATGGACTGCGCTTTTTCCTGCATCTGTGCCAGACGGGACTGCTCAACGGCAAGCTGCTCTGTTGCCTGAGAAAGCCCTTCCGTTACGGTCTTCACCGATGTCAGATGGTTTATCATGAATCCGTCACCGGTTGTCCAGCCAGGGTTAGCCAGAACATACTGATATCCAGCGATTTTTTCCTGCAGGGATTTCACCCGGCTGGCCTGTTCATCAATCAGCCGGTTCTGCTCTGCCAGCGCCGCCCGTGTTCGTCCTTCATTATCTGAGGCTTCAGGCAAAGACATTGACGGCGTTTTATGCGCGATTTCATCTATCGTCAGTGCATACTGGCGCGCTGACTCCCTGGCCTGCTCCTGATTCTGGTACAGCGTATACCATGCTGCTGCCCCCAGCATCACCAGTCCGGGTACGCCACCAACCAGTCCCAACGCACCAGTCATCAGACGTGAGCCCACCGCCGTTGTACTGTTCAGCGCATTCTGGGCTGCGGTTCTGGCAGCAATATTTCTGTTCAGGCGTTCCTGTGTGGCCGCCAGACGGGCTTCTGCAGCAATCTGCATCTCCGTCCCGCGGGCTGCCGCCACAGCCTGCTGTGCACGGTACACGGCTGCCCTTGCCCGCGCCGTGGCAATCTGCGTCCCCCTGAGCTGTGCTTCCGCCAGTGCCACTTCATTACGTGCTGCCGTCACAAGTCCTGCCGTGGCAGACACCGCTCCGGAGGCCATATTGCCAAAGTACCGGGCAACCCCGACGGCAACCAGCGCCCCCGCTGCTGTTGCCACATTATCAATATTACCGGCAACACCGTTCAGCACGCCGGAGAGCGTTTTTGTCACCCCACTGGCCTCATTCGCGCCACCCACCCAGGCCATAAAGGCGTTTTCCACCTTTGTGATCCCGTCAGAGACCGTTTCCGGCATGGCGGCATATTCATCACGCAATACCCCCAGCTGGCTGATTAACGCAGGAACGACTTTATCCGCCGTCAGTTTGCCGTCGTCCGCCATCGCCTTAAGGTCTTTACGGGCCACGCCCATACCCGCAGCCAGTGCACGTACGATCCGGTCTCCGCTTTCATTGACCGAATTAAATTCCTCACCGCGTAACACACCCTGTGCCAGCGCCTGGCTGAACTGGGTGATCACCGAGCCCGCCTCTGCCGTACTGGCACCGGAGATTTTCAGCCCCGTGGAAATGGCCTCCGTCACCTTCAGCACATCATCAGCACTGTAGCCATATTCACGCATTGAGGCTGCCGAGCGGGCAAACAGGGCCGCATTATCTGAAAATGCCGTGCCCGTCCGCTGGCTGATATCCATCAGCACTTTCTGTGATGACGAAAATTCATCGGATGACTGCGACGCCTGTTTCAGTCGGGCATTCACGGAACTCCATTCATCGGCCAGAGAAATCAGGTGTCCGGTGGCAAAGGCACCTGCAAATGCCCCCGCCGTTCCGGCAGCTGAAGCGCGGATTTCCGTCAACTGGCTGTTCAGCTCAGCCAGGGCGCGTCGCTGCTCCCGGGCGACTGCGGCAGCCTGACGCCCGCCATTCTGCAGGGTCCGGTAATATTCACTGCCCATGCGGGAAGCCCGCTGGATCTCCGACTGGAATGACTGCGAATTTGCCGAAATTTTGATAATCAGTTCACGTAACGTCGCCATTCACCTTTCTCCGGGCGTAAAAAAACCGCCTCAGCGGTTCTCATCATTCATGACTGTGCTGCAAAGCTCAGCGCGTCTTCCAGCGCCGCAAACGGATCCACCTCCGGCTTATCCTCATCCTCGCCCCAGCAGAGCATGGCGTCCTTCAGTGCAACATTCATCCCCTGTGCCCCAAAAACCGCTTTCACGATCTGTGCATTACGGATATCCCCGCGCTCATCACCCAGCGGGGATACCCTGTCGAACTCCATCCACATCATCGCCTCGCTCGCACTCAGGCTGTGCCGCAGTTCGGATAAGGTGCGCCCCAGACGGAGCGCAAGTCGCATCAGAAAGCGAATTTCCGGGCGGGCTACTTTTTTCTGGCCGACTCTGCATCAGCGATCAGTTCCAGTGCCTGACGCAGCAACCGGGCATGTACCGGACCATAGACGGCCAGCACCTGCTCACGGTCGTCCGGAGTGAACACCCGCTGCAGATCCGTATCACACAGGACATCGCAGAACAGCGTCACATCCGCTTCCAGGTTACGGCGGGTTTTCGCCACCACCGACAGGGTATCGTCATCCTCTCCATCACCATTGAGCACTTCCTGCCACAGATACCAGGCCTCTGCCGAAGGCTCCCGCAGCACCACGCTGACATTACCCCATTCCGGCACCTTCACCGTTTTATGACGAAACCCTGACAGTCTGGCCAGCGCCAGCGTTTTCAGATCCTTTTTCATGATGACCCATCCCCTTATCCGGCGGCTGCGCTCACTGTCACGGTGCATTCAACAGACGTCACACTCTGTGCTTTCTCTGCCGAATCGGTCACCACGCAGGTATATTTCCCCGCATCAGCGGACTGCGCACCTGGCTTACTGAAGGTGTCTGTCGTCTGCCCGTCAACCGGCTGACCATCCTTCTTCCAGGCGTATTTATACGGCGGCGTTCCCCCGTTGGCACTGACTGACATTGTCAGCAGCGCACCTGTATTCACGGTAAGTGTTTTATCCAGATTTTTCACAAACGCCAGCGGTACCACAAAGGACACCGGTTTGCCTTTCAGACGCAGTGAAAACGTTGCTGCCACCACGCCGTTGGTACCGGATGACCAGGTGTGCTGACGCACTTCCGCCAGGAACTTAAAGCCCTTACCGGACGGAAACAGCACCTTAAACGCATACAACGCGTCATTGTCATAGGCATCACGCAGGGCGTTCTGGGCCTGATTCAGATAAAAATTACCCGACATGGAAATCTCGGACGACGCCCCCAGACCGTTGATGTTCTCCTGCTCTGTGGAGCAGAGCGTGGTCACATCAATATCCTGTTTCTGACCGGCGGTGAACTGGACTTCCTTGATGGTGCAGTCCAGGCGCAGATATTCCGCCTTATCCATAGTTTCAGCAGTCGCCGGGGCAGATGAAATCATCACCTGCGTCAGCTGTGAGCGTTCATACAAAGCAGACATTCTGCCTCCTGATAATAAAAAACCCGCACGCGGCGGGGTATGGGTTTTGTAGAAAAAAAGAAAAAGTCACACCGTGACCTGAAACTCCAGGGTTGCACGGTAACAGCGGTTTTCCGGAATATAGTCCTGCATTTCACTGACGGACCCCGGGGCCAGCAGCATTATGGCTTCACGGGCGTCCTGACGTATCTGACGCGCCTGCGTCACAGTCCCGGCATAAACGTCTATCTGCACCGACACTGAGGACTCCGCCTGCCCGCCCATCACGTCCGCAGACACCGATGAAATCAGGCTGAAAACCACCCACGGAAGCGCCACCGACGGCCTGCCATCCAGCAGGGGGACCACATACGGGTACACCTGCCCGCCGGCAAGATGCGCCAGATGAGGATACAAATCCGCCTCCGTCATCGTCTCAGTACCTCATCAATGGCCCGGTTCATCCGCGCAATCGCCACCCGGGCTGCCTGTTCACTGCGCACATCAAACGCCGGGCGCACAAACGGGTGCGGTGGCATATTCACGGTCCCCATTTCCACAAACCGCCAGTAGAAAGCATTGCGCGGGTTATCCGCCTTCATGGTGTTATCGCTGTTACCGGTGTCCGGATTAACACCACGGATATGGACACCGGATTCCATCCCGCCATCGCGGGAGCGCCGGGAAAGGACCACCACATTGCGGCGCAGTTTTCCCCTGCGTACCGGTGCCCGTGACACCACTTCTTCTTTCAGCACATTCGCACCCGCACGGGTTGCCTCACGCAGCACCCGGTTATTTTCCGCACCACTCAGAAGCTGCAAATCACGGCTTATTTCTTCAAGTCCCGAAAAATCCAGCAGGGTTTCGATCATTTTTCCCCTCCCAGCCGACAGAGAATTTCCAGGCGCCCGCCGGTCGCATCCGGCACGGGCACCCCGACAACATTCAGGATACAGTCACGCCAGGGACCACTCAGCACATGAAGTCGTGACGCCGCCGTGATTTCCCGACCGGACTGACCGCGCACCCAGATGCGGATTTCCGCCTGCGCCATTTCCGCACCGGACTGCATCCGCTCCCGGCTGCTCCTGCCCCGGATATCCGCATGAATTTTCCCGCATGACACCCATTCTTCCGTCATTTCTCCGGCAGCATTACGGGTTAACACCGGGTTCAGAACACTTATCATCTGTGTCAGACGACCTGCAGATATTGCCATTCCCCCTCCTCATAACACCGTCGGACAACGCAAATCGTAAATCAGCACGGACACAGAAAACGGCAGTTCCCCCTGCACGAGGTCTTCCCGCTCAGCAAGATCCGGATTCCGGTACAACATCCCGGTCAGGCGCATGGCAGCCCCCTTCATCCGGGTTAATGCCTCGCCCGGGATCAGTTCACCGTCCTCACGGATTACCTTATCCCGGCTGCCCTGAATGTAGGCCAGCAGCACAGCTGTAGCCTGACGAACCTTGTCCATCAGCATCTCATCATCCGCGTCATGGTCAACACGCAGATGAGCCTTGATTTCTTCCAGTGTCAGTAATGCTGTCACTTTCCACCTCCTGCATCCCGCCCACGTTTTGCAGCCAGGGTCCAGGCTGATGAATGAGCTTCTCCGGGTTTATCTTCGGTCATACTGTTGCAGTGCCACAGCGAGCCCCCCCACGTCACCGTATCGCCGGGGTGGTAGGTTTCACCGGCTCTGAACACACCGCGGTAGAGCATCACCGGCAGGGAAAATGTTTTTTCCGTACGCTGGCCACTGCTCTGCCGGACCACCACAGAGAACAACCGTTCACCCGTCATGCTGACGTCAATATCCGCCACCCCGTCAACCAGGCATTCCCATCCCCGCATCCCGTGCGTTTTTTCATACGCCCGCCAGAGTCCGCCCTGGTGTGTGGCATACGTGCCCCGGGGAAAGGATTTTTGATCGTCAATGGCAGGGAGTATTTCCAGTGCCGTGGCATCACGCCCGTCCTGCGGAGCCGGCAGGGCATTCACCGCCTCCAGAACCGCCTTCCGCAGAACATCCGGATCATAGTCACAACCGTCACGCGGAGCAGGGATATGACTTACGGCCTCTTTCACCATCTGCTCAAGCATCGGACGCACATCATCGGGGGTAATACTTTTGCCGTCCGTCGGTACCGGAATATTCGCAACCGCATCATTCACCGCCTGCTTCAGTACTTCCGGATCGTAGTCACGACCATCACGCGGAGCAGGGATATGACTTACGGCCTCTTTCACCATCTGCTCAAGCATCGGACGCACATCATCCGGGGTGAGACTTTTACCGTCCGCCGGCTGCGGAATATTTGCGACCGCATCATTCACCGCCTGCTGCAGTAC